CCAAGCTGTCCAAAAAACTTGCGTAGTTGGTCTCCAACGCGGCCCAGAGCCACTTCACCATCGCGCCGTACCGGCCGGCGAAGTGGTCGTCGAACTGGTCGCCGAGGAGCACCTGCTTGTCGGGCGTCTCCTCTTTCGCGACCATCGTGGTCTTCGCGAAGATGTCGCAGAAATACACGACGTCGTCATCGCTGAGCGACTCGACCAGCTTGGAGATGCCGACGAGCGCCGCCTCGGCGGTGTCGTCGCTCGCCTTGCCGGCGGCGCCAGCGGCGGCCGCCACGGCGCGCATCACGCGCGCGAGGACGAGACGCCCCTGCTTAGCTCCGAGTTGCTGAACGGTGTAGTTGAACCCGTCGATCGTGTGAGTCTTCGCTTCGCGCATAGCTGACCTCCAATTTTAGGGCCGTGGCCCTACCTTGGAGGAAGCTAGGGAAATCGCTCAGATTTCGCGGGACACGATCAGGAGCCCGTGTCGATGCGAACGAGCTCGTCGCACTGCAGTTCCCACTCGCGCATCGTGATCTTGTTGTCGTAGGAGACGTCCGGCGGCTTCGCGATCCAGCAGTTCGCGGCGGTGTACATGCACGTACCGCTGACGCGGTCGCGCACGAGCATCGGGCCGATGTCGGCGCCGTTCGCTGCGAGGATGCCAAGGTTCGACAGCGCGCCGAGCAGGGTGTTGCCGTCGCTCGTGTGCATCAGCTTGAGCTTGATGACGGCGTGGCGGTTGTTCGTCCGGCTCCGGCCGACCTGCCCGTCCGTGCCCACGACGACCTCGTAGTCGGGCGCCGACTGCTCGATGGTCAGGAATTCGCCGTCGGCGAAACCCGAGTCGATGAGCAGGCCCATGAAGACCAGGGTCACCTGCGCGGCGTCGTAGCGCTTGAGGCTCATGAGGTCAGGACCCCGTTGATGGTCGTCGAGTTGATCGCGCCGGCGAGTGTCGCCGCGAAGTTGACCGGCGTGAGCTTCCGCGCCGCCTTATTCGTCGAGCTGATCGTCGACACGGCCGGGAGCGAGACGGTCGGCGCGGGGCTGCTCGAGAGGAAGCCGCTGTCGACGAACTGCTTCAGCGTCCCGACGATGACGGAGCGGTACATGTCGACGCCCGCGTCCGTGAAGGGCACCTTGAGGCTGTTCGCCTGGAGCGCGAGGATGCCGACCTGCATCGTGTTTTTCAGGCTGTCGGTCCCGCGGATGATGTCGATCCATTCGCCGCCGGGGGTCTTGCCGAACTGCGTGAGGTTCAGGCCCGCGAGCGTGGTGTAGACGCTGGCGTTCTTGTTCTCGACGGCGTGGATCTGCGCGGTCGTGAGCACGTCGGCGGGGACGCCGGCGAGGGTCTTGAAGGCCCAGTTCTCGCTGCCGGCCGTCGTCGGGAACATCCGGCCGACCCAGGCGCACGCCGAGTAGCAGAGGAGCTGACTCTGCGCGAACAGACCGCTTGTCCGCTCGTACGCCGAGGCCTTCAGGGCGTACATGACGTCCGTCGTGCTCGCGGGGTCCGCGTTAGCGGTGTCGCTGTTGTTGTAAATGTAGAGATAGGTCTGCGCCTCGACGTTCGCGGCGAGCGCCTCCACCTCGGCGAGCGACTGGCTGTCCGAGAGGATGCCGTAGAAATCCGGGTCCGCAGCCACGACGGCGGCGAGGTCCGTCACGATGCCAGGGTCCGACGTCACATCGGAGAAGGAGCAGTGGACGACATCGGGCTTGATGTCGAGCAACTTGCCCGACGCCATCGTGAGGACGAGGACGTTCGGGGTCGTGGTGTGCGTCGCCGTGAGCCCGCTGATGCTGAGCGCCGTGACGGCCGTGTTGATGGTTGCAACGTCGGTCGCCGGCACGCCAGTCGAGGCGACGGACAGATCGCGCCACGAGCCGCCCGGGGTACGGAGGCTGAACTTGTAAGTGTCCGTCGCACTGGTCGACAGGCACGTGACGTTGAGGACCTGCGTGTACGGCGACGCGCGCCGGCCGATCTTCAGCGCGGGCGGCGCGGGGATCTGGGCGAAGACCGACTGCGCCATCAAGTAGGCGGGGTCCGTGGTGGCGAAGCTGGCGGCAACCTCGGAGAGGCTGCCGTACTCGCGGACGCGATCCGTGTACTTCGTGTGGTACGCGAGCAGGAGAGGCTCGCCGAATCCAGCGAGCGTCGGTCCGGCACCGCTGACGCTGATCGAGATATTCGCTACGTCACTGATCGGCACATCGGATTTTAGGCGCACCCTAAAATTGGGTGTGCTCCGATTTACCGACCTGCGGCTGGATGCCTCCACACTCAAGGAGTTCCCCGATGGCAGCTTGCGCGTAACGGGCCAGATCACGCAGCCCGGATTGCGAGATTACTTCCAGCGAGGCGTGAAGCGAACGGAGTACCAGGCGCCCGAGGAGCTCCTTCGTAAGGAGACCCTCGACACGTTCGCGGGCGCGCACGTCACGCTCAACCATCCGCCCGGCGGCTTCGTCACCTCCGACACGTGGAGGAAGGTGGCAATCGGCCACGCGAGCGACAACGTCCGCGTCGACGCGGGGCAGGTGCTGCTCGACCTCTATGTGAAGGACGCCGCCGCCGTCGCCGCCATCAAGGCCGGCCACATCAAGCACATCTCCCTGGGGTACAAGGTCGATTTCGATCCGACCCCCGGGACTACCCCCGAGGGGCAGCGTTACGACGGCGTTCAGCGGAATATCCGCGTGAACCATATTGCTCTTTTGCCAGTCGGCGTCATGCCGCGCGGCGGGCAGGAATGCGTGCTTCGCCTCGACGCAAAAGGCGATGAGGAATACCCGGGACTAAAATCCGGTGTGGACGAGCAAGCCCTGAAAGACAAAATCGCTGCCCTCGAGTCGGAGCTTGCAAAAGTCCGGACCGACGCCGCGGCCCTCCCCAAGCTCACCGCCGACCTCTCGGCGGCCAACGCGCGCATCGCCGAACTCGGCGAGCAGCTCCGACCCGAGCGGCTCGATGCCGCCTCCGACGCCCGCGCTGCGGTCGTCGCCCTCGCAAAGGCCGAGGGCCTCGAGACGGTCGGCAAGAGCACCCTCGACCTGAAGCGGGCCGTCGTCGCCAAGCGCACGCCGGAGCTCGCGAACCGCGTGGACAGCATGAACGACGCGGCCCTCGACCCCGTCCTCGTGGTGTACGGCGCGCAACCGCACCCCTCGCTCGCCGCCGTCCTGCCGGTCCCCCCGGTCGCGGCCGCCGCGGAAGTGCGCACGGACGCGGCCCCGGTCGCGGTCCTCAAGTACGCGGACATGTACGCGAAGAGTGTCGAAAACAGCCGCAACGCCTGGAAAAACACCGGCGAGAAGTCGGTGAGGAGCTGACATGGGTGCGACGGTTCAGGGTCAGCAGACCTACAATCAGTTCCCGGCGTTCGCCCAGCCGGGGCAGCTCGCCGATCTCGCATACGCCGAGATCGTCAACTTCCCCGCCGCTGAGGTGATCCAGCCCGGCCGCGGCGTCATGATGGCGACGGACGGCCTCTCCATCCAGCAGATGCAGGAGAGCGGCGCCGACACGCAAATCACGACCACACTGGTCGGGTTCTCGCTGCTCAATACGGCGCGCGAGTCCTCGGGCGCGTTCAACATCACCGCCTATGGCGTCGGCGGCCCGCAGTACAACATCGGCGACAGCGTCCCGGTGCTGCAGCGCGGCCGGATGTACGCCGAGTGGAAGGGCACCACGCAGGTCGCCTTCTCGACGGCGATGAACATGTACTGCTCGTCCACCCTCGCGGCGGACCGCGGCAAGATCACCGACGCGGTGGTCAGCGCCGGAGCGGGCACCGAAATCTCGCTCATCGGACCCGGCGTCCGGTGCCGCCAGGTCCTGCCGAACACCGGCAACATCGTGCTCATCGACGTCAACCTCCCCGGAGCTGCATCGTGACCCACTCCCTTTCGCTGGAACGACCGGCCCAGTCCGGCGAACGCTACGACCTGGCGGATTACATCAATCCGCGAGCGCTCGAGGCCGTTTCCGGCCAGCGCTTCGACGCCGCGACCACGGCGTTCTTCCTCCGGGACCTCACGGAGGTCATGGGCCGGACGTTCGACATCAAGTACCCCGACCTCAAGGCCCGCCAGATCCTCCCCGTCTTCACGGGCATCGACCCGGGCGCCGAGGGCTACGTGTGGCGGCAGTTCGACCGCACCGGCGCCGCGAACGTGATCCACGATTACGGCGCAGACCTGCCCGAGTCGGAAGTCGTCGCGCAGGAGTTCCAGAGCCGCTGCCTGAGCCTCGGTGCGAGCTACACCTACTCCATTCAGGACCTGCGCAAGGCCCGGATGGCGGGCATCCCGCTCGAGACGCGCAAGGCCCTCGCCGCGCGCCGCTCGATGGAGCAGGCAATCGAGCAGATCGCCTTCTTCGGTCTCGCCCAGGTCCCCGGCACCGGCGCCTCGCAGGCCCTCCGCTTCGCCCCCGCGTCGCAGAGCACCAGCGACCCGATGGCGATGTACGGGTTCACCAACTTCCCCGGCCTCTCGGTCAACACGACCACGAACGACTGGACGCTCCCCGCGACCAGCGTGAGCACGATCGTCAGCGACTTCAACAAGCAGTTCCTGAAGGTCATTCAGGACAGCAAGGGCGTTCACACCCCGAACTGCGTGGTCTTCCCGCTGAGCATCTGGTCGACGCTGTCCACCACGGCCCGCTCGACCACGTTCACGGACGACTCGATCCTGCAGTATCTGCAGAAGGAAAACCCCTGGCTCCAGTCGATCTACTGGAGCACGATGCTCGAGACCGCCGGCCTGAAGCAGGACAACACCACGCCCGGACCGCGCATCATGTTCCTCGAGCGCAACGAGGAGAACCTGTCCCTCGTCATCCCGCAGGAGTTCGAGCAGCTCCCGCCCCAGATGATCAACCTCCTCTTCAAGGTCCCCTGCCACATGCGCATCGGCGGCCTCCGCGTCTCCTACCCCAAGAGCATCCTCGCCCTCGACGGCGCGGGCGGCTGATAGGAACACGACCCCACCATGACCGTCACCTCCGGCTTCAGCGCGTACCTCGAAGACGCGATCCTCGCTTGGTTCCAGGGCACGACCTTCCCGGCAGTCCCCGCGCACCACTTCTTCGCCCTCTTCACCACGGCGCCCATCAACGGGACGGACGCCGCGGCGGTCGAATGCACGGGCACCGCGTACGCCCGCAAGTCCATCGTGCCGACCTCGGCGCTCTGGGCGAGTGCCTCCGGCGCCGCCCCCGCGACGTCCACCAACGCCGAGAACATCGTCTTCGCGACCCCGGGCGGGTCCTGGGGGACGGCGGTCGGCTGGGCGATCTACGACGCCTCGACGAGCGGCAACATGCTCGCGTACGGCTCCTTCACGGGCGTCGCAATCGGCACGGGTGACACGGTCGAATTCCTGACGGGGAACCTGACGCTGTCGGTGTCGTGACCCCGTGCCCGCGACCGACTCGTTCACGTCGGCTGCCATTGCTACCTCTGTAGGCACACACGGGACCCTCTCAGTGACCACCGACGCCTTCACCTCCTCCGCTCTCGCAGTCTCGACCGGCACGGTCGGGCATCTGTCGTATGGCGTGGGCCCCAATGGCGGTGGCTCCGCGACCGCAACGCGCCACGGCTTCTACGTCACGTGCAACCCCCATGGGGTGACCGTGACGAAGGCGCCCGCGCTCGGCGGCGTGCAAGCGGCCCTCGCTTTCCCCCTTTCCCGCAAGGATGCTGTCGAACTCGCTGAGGCTCTGTATAGGGCGGTGAACTGATGCCTGCTACAGACTCCTTCACGAGCAGCGCCCTCGCCGTCTCCTCCGGCACCGTCGGGAAGCTCAGCTTCGACGTGGCTCGGGACATCCTCACCCCGAGCGGGTTCCGCGTGCGCGTCACGCGCGGCGGGATCACGGTCACCAAGGCGACGTCGTTCGGCGGCTCGCAGAGCGCCCTCACCTTCCCCCGCACGCGCGCGCAGGCGCTGGAGCTGGCCGACGCGCTGCTGACCGCCGCGAATTGAGGGCCCCGTGCCCACGGACGCCTTCACCTCGAGCGCCGCAGCCGTCAGCTCTGCTACCGCCGTTCTGACGGTCCTCGACGCCTTTACGTCGACGAGCGCTGCTGTCTCGTCCGCCGCCGCGTGGCCGCACGTCCTGAATGTCACGGGCTCGCCGTTGCAACGTATTCCGTATTTCACGGTCCCTGACGGGTGGCCGTTTTCGCCGACGGTGACCGAACCATAGCCTAAAATAAGGCGTGGCAGCTAATACTCATCTTTCCGTAGCGTCCTGGAACCTCGCCCTCAACGCCGCGATGGACGTCGCGAACGCAGGTTTCCTCGACATCTACGACTCGACGGGCGCAGGCCAGCCGGCAACGCCGGATACCGCCGTCAGCACGCAGGTCAAGCTCGCGCATCTCCCCCTGAGCGCGACGGCTTTCGCCGCGGCCTCGGCCGGCACGAAGACCGCGAACGCCATCACGAACGGCACCGGCCTCGCCGCCGGGACAGCGACGTGGTTCCGCGTCTACAAGAGCGACGGCACCACGGCGGTCATCGATGGCAGCGCGGGCACGTCCGCCACGGATCTCGTCCTGAACGATGCCGCCATCACCGTCGGCGGCACCGTGAGCGTGACATCCTACACCGTGTCGATGCCTGTCGGGCAGTAAGCCGATGCCTTACTACAACGTAGGCTTCGCGAGCGTGGCGCCTGCAACGGGCGCGGCGTACTGCACGATCCACACGGGGGCGAGCTACGCCGCGCGCATCACGGAGATCGGCCTCGCCTGCAACGCAGCGACAGCCAGTGCTCTCGGCCTCGGAATCCCCGCGAACACCCCGGTCGCGACGACCTCGCTCCTCGGGCAGGCGGAGTTTACCGGCGTGGACCCCGCCTCAACCGTGAACGTCGACACGGCCTGGTCGACAGCGCCGACGGTCCCAGCCAACTTCCTGCGCAAGTTCGGGCTGCCGGCGACCATCGGGGCGGGCGTGCTCTGGACGTGGCCGCCGGATCGGCCGCTCCTGCTCCCTAAGTCCTCGTGGCTCACGCTCTGGAACATCGGAGGCTCGACGGCCTCCGTGTTGAACGGGTACGTCAAGTGGCTCGAGTAACGTGTCGTCCGTCTCGAATCCGCTCGCAAGTACCGACTCGAGCCTAGGCAGCCTAGACCAGTCGTACGAAGCCGGGCTCTCAACAGCCCAGGCATCCTCAACGCTGGCGACCAATGCCGCGGCTGACGGGTTCGTTGCGGTCGCCGCCGAGAGCCTCGGGGCGCTGCGGCAAGCGGCGACCGGCGCCGAGGCGTTCACCGCGACCGGCGCGGCGCGCCTAGGGGCGCTGCGGCAAGCGGCGACCGGCGCCGAGGCGTTCACCGCGACCGGCGCGGCGGGCGTCGGGGCGCTACGGCAGGCGGGAGCGGGGGCCGAGGCGTTCACCGCTACCGGCGCGGCGCGCGTCGGGGCGCTACGGCAGGCGGCAGCCGGCACCGAAGCGTTCACCGCCACCAGCGCGGCGCGCGTCGGGGCGCTACGACAGGCGGTAGCGGGAGCCGAAAAATTCACCGCTACCGGAGCGGCGCGCGTCGGGTCGCTACGGCAAGCGGCGACTGGCGCCGAGAAGTTCACAGCCACCGGCGCGGCGCGCGTCGGGGCGCTGCGGCAAACGGCGACTGGCGCCGAGAGGTTCGCCGCGACCACGGCGCAGCGCCTGGGGGTTCTCAGGCAGGCCGCGATGGGTGCTGAGGCCCAAGGGTTCACGGCTACCGCCGCGCAGCGCCTAGGGGCTTTCAGGCAGGCGGTGGCCGGCGCGGAGAAGTTCACGGCGACCGGCGCGGCGCGCATAGGGGCGTTCCGGCAAGGCGCGGCCGGCGCGGAGAAGTTCACCGCTACCGGCGCGGCACGCATCGGGGCGTTCCGACAAGGCGCGGCCGGCGCCGAGGCGTTCACTGCTATCGTGGCATCGCGCGTCGGGGCGCTGCGGCAAACGGCGGCAGGCGCCGAGACGTTCACCGCTACCGGCGCGGCGCGCCTCCGGAGCGTGCGGCAAGCCGTCAACGGCCTCGTCGGCGGCGCCTTCACGGGCACGTCGGCCCAATGCCTCGGGCGGCTCCGCCAGAGCGTGATGGCCACCGAAATGTTCACTGTCACTGTAACGCAGCACCTTCCCGCGGGGCAACGCAAGGGGCACGCCGCACAATCACCGGGTCGGCTCAATCAGCAGGTTCACGTACATCAGGACTATTCGCGTACTTGCTACGGCTATCCGTGTCTGGGGCGCCTACGGCAATCGGTCTGGGGCGTTCGACATCCTCAACTCGGCAAGGTGAAGGCCAGACTTTCAGGCTTCAGAACAGGCGCTTCGGGCCCCGGATTGATCCCTTTCATCGGCCGAGTCGCAAGCGTTCTAGGTAATTGACCCTACCCCTAAAATAGAACGAGATGGCATCCCTTCCGATGTTCCGTGCGCAATTCCCCGAGGCCAACGGGGTGTCGGACGCGCTCGTCGCGACCATGATGGCCGCGGCCGCCCTCGAGATCGACACGCACGTCTGGGGGGCGATGGGGGTGCCCGGCGGCCTGATGACGAAGACCGACCAAGGGCACCTGTACTTGTCCGCGCACAAGCTCGCGGTCTCGCCCTTCGGGCAGAACGCGAAGATGATGGTCGACGGCAAGAAGGTCGGCTATCGGCGCACCACCTACGGGTGCGAGTTCCTCCTACTCATGACGTCCGTCACCAGTGGGTTCCGGGTGGCGTGATGGCAGGGGTGAAGATCACGGACCGGGACAATGGCTTCCGCGCGCTCGTCGCGAAGACGAAGAACGTGCGTCCCGTGACCATCCGCGTCGGGGTGAACGGCAACCCCCACCACGACGCTGGCGGCTTCGCGACGCTGCACGGCGCCGCCCCTCACACGCCCGCGGCCCCCATTGCGAACGACGAGCTCGGGGCGATTCACGAATTCGGCCTGGGCAACAACCCCGAGCGCTCCTTTCTGCGCGCCTGGCTGGACGACGAGAAGCTCTGGCTCCCCGAGCTAGAGAAAGAGCTCGACGCCGCCGACCCGCGCGTGCCTCTCGCGTGGGCGAAGCGCTTCGGGGCGTTCGCCGTCGAGAGCGTTCGCGCGCGCATGCGCCGCGGCATCCTGCCAGAGCTCAAGGTCGACACGATCCTCCGGAAGATGAACGGCGACACGCCCCTCATCGAGACCGAGCAGCTCATGAAGGCCGTCGAGTTCGATGTGAAGGAGGGCAAGTGAGGGGCAAGTACGTGAAGGTGTGCGGCCTCTCGGTGCCTTTGTGCTTCGCCTCCGAGAAGGAAGACGCGACGCTGAAGGGCGCGCACGGGTACTACGACCCCGACACGGGCGTCATCGTCCTCAACAAGAGCCTCCCCGCGGGCTCCGACGCAACCTTCCTGGTGCATGAGGTCCTACACGCCCTGCTGAACACCTCGGGCGCCCTGCGCGCCACGGCGGCCACCCTGGGCATCGACATCGACAAGCCCGCGGGCCGCAAGCAAATGGACACCTGGGAAGAGGTCTTCATCCGCGTCATCACCCCGCACGTCCTCGAGACCTTCGGCCCCGCCCGGGTGCTCCCGTGAGCGACCCCCAGCTCGTCGGCCTCGATCCGAACAAGAACGTCCTCGACAAAGACGGCTTCAGCAAAATCGTCGCGGACGTTACGGGCCTGTCCGAAAACGGTGTCACCTGGAAAACGGACCCCGATCCTTTCATCGGCGATCAGGACCGCGCGCGCGTCGTGCTCGACCTCTTCAGCATGACCGGCCTCGGGTGGGAGGAGCGACGGCGTAGGTACAACGTGCCAGGCTACCCGGCGAACGCCCTCGTCACGATCCTCCTAGGCAACCGCACGCTCATCATCACGGTGCGCGCGGAGGCGTTCGACAAGTCCGTCGAGGCGGCCGAGCTGATCGACAAGCTCCGGAGCGCCACCCTCGCCGACGACACGATCGAGGACCTCAACGCGCTCAACCTGGCGTTCGTCAGCGCCAGCGCCGCGACCCGCGTATCGTACGTCGTCGACGAGCGCGTCGTGAACGCCGCCATCGCCGACTTCACCTTCGCCGGCGTCGCCCAGCACGTCGCGGGCATTGCCGTCGACGACCGAGTCCCCGCGCGCGGCACGGAGCCGACGTGGATCGAAACGGTCAACGACAACAACGAGATCCCCGGGGAGCTGTCGATATGACCATCGGTGCAGGACCTGTCACGCGAACACGCTTGAACACCGTCGCCCAAGGGTCGCCGGGCCCTGCAGGCCCGCCCGGAAAAGGTATCGGTGGAATCTTCTCTGTCGACGATTACGGCGCCGATCCCACGGGTGTTAAGGACAGCTATCAAGCGTTCATCAAAGCGATTGCGGCGAAGGACGCTGCGGGAGGAGGGGTAATACTCACACCCGGATTCTACACCTGCGGCGGCTCCTTCGATATGGGGACCAAACCCTTCATTCTTCGAGGCGCGGGCTACGGCCGAAGCTCGATCGACGTCTTCGGCGGCGGCTCCTGGCCGAGCATCGTCGAGGGCTCGGTGATTCACTTCCCGAACACGGACAGCGGAATCACTGACAACACCAATTTTCTCCACGGCCTTTTTCAAGACGTAGCCCTCATCGGCCCAGGTACGGGGACCTCAAAAGGCATCTCGGCGAACAACGGGTCGAACGGTGGCTTTTTCGGGGCGAGCCAGTTCGGGATCTTCAATTTCTCGACGGGCCTCGATCCCGGGGCGATCGAGAATCAGGGGTTCTACAGCGCGGACATCGCCGGGTGCGGCACGGGGATTTTGCTCGCCGGCACAGTCGTCTTCGGGGCGCTCTCGGGCACGGCGGGGGTCACGCACAACTCCTCGACGATCAGCTTCTCGACGCCACAGACCCTCAACAAGGGTTTTCAGTTCGTCTTCGCCTCCGACCCGACGAACACCTACGTCCTGTCGGCGAACATCTCCGGCGCCTCGAGCGCGACGCTGACGGCCAACTACACGGGCACGAGCAACGGCGCGACGGCCGCCCAGGTCGGCGTCCCTACGGGCTGGACCGATCTCAAGTTCTACCACACGCAAGTACAGCTCTGCGGGACCGGCATCCTCGCGACGCTCGGGACGAACGCTGCGTTTTTCGGTGGGCTCATCCAGGGCAACACGACGGGCGTGCAGCTCGGCTCTACGATCGCTGGCTTCGTCGAGACGGTCGACTTCTACAACACTTGGTTTGAGGGCCAGGGCTACCCGTCCGCGCCGGACGCTGGACCGGACATCGTCTTCGATGCGACGGCGCGCACGGTCGCCGATTTCAAGTTCCACGGCTGCCGGCTTACGAGCACGGCGATGTATCAGGTGCTCGGCTCCAACCTCGTCGACAGTGTGCTCT